TTTACATATAAAGTAACATCAGTATACTCTGCACCATCTGTTGGAAAGAAACAATCATTAACAACAGCAACAATTCCAGATGTTTGACCTCTTAATTTTTTACCATGTAATTGTTTTGTATATACAGTTACGTCTATACCTAAATGATCTGGATTTATTTTTACAGCATTATACTCACCATTGTAATTAATATTACCAGGAATCACCATTGATCCCTCTTTGAATATATGACTACCGAATGATTCTACCTGATTCTGTAATATTGATTGTAACTGCGTTAATTCTCTTGCTTGAACTGGGAAACCAGGTTTAAATAACACACGATAAAAATTATCATCCTTATCGAAATCATCAAAAAATGGGTTTATATTTAAATTCGTTTTTTGTGGCATTTTTTAGAATTCTAGAATGATTTTAACGTCTTCTTTTTGTCTAGCGTTTCTTGTAATCAGTGGACGATTATCAAGATATACTATATCTCCTGACTTTTTATTTATCTCAGGATTAGACACCCCTTGTGTGAACTGGGTATCCAATGATATTAATTTGGTTCCAGTTGGGTTTGTACTAACACCAGTGAATCCAGTATCTATAGATCCAGTAAATCCACTTGAATTTACTTGATTGGTATTAGATGCAAAGGCATGAACCTTAGCGAAAGTAGATACTCCAACATAATCTGTAGTATCAAATGATGTTTGATTTAAAACATTAGATCTGTCTTGAACAAATTTTAATACTTTAGTATCTACATCATATGCAGCAACAAAACCCTTTGCAGTTCCTCCAGTTACAACCTGAGTCACTGAATTACCTATAGTTGGAGTTCCAGTAGTGGTTGTAAACTTCAAAGCACCAACAGATGAAAATGTGGGATCAGTAAATGTTGATGTCGAACCAATAGATGTTGGGTTCTTAAGAATACCAATTTGCGAAAAACTAGTATTTACAGGAAAATCATTAGTCGTTGATGTATCAAATCTTGCAAACACTAAGACCCTATCAGATCCTAATTCTTTGTAGATATCACTACCATGACCTTTTGATGGTGGAATGATTGGTATCAAACTTGCTTTTGTGGATGCACTTGTATTACCAATAGCACCTAAATCAACCATACCATATGTGTATCCTTTACCACCAGCAGAAACAACTGCATTAGTAACTTTACCATTCACAACATCAACAACTACTTTACCACCAGTTCCGTCACCCAAAATATTGACTTCTTGACCAGTTCCATTTGCATATCCAACTCCCTGATTATCAATATAAACCTTTTTGATCTGGTTATTATTTACATCTGAGTCTCCATTATCTCTTACTGCTGCTATCTGAGAGTCGGTTGAAGATGACCAATTATTTGAAACTGATATAAAATCTGTTGAATCAAACTTTATAATATCACTCGGAGAAACTGTAAACAAGTACTTCCAAAGATACCCATCACCACTTGTACCTGCTTTAGATGGTTCTAGATCAGTAAACGTAGGTTCATCTAAAGAAGCATTACCTGTGGTAGAAATGCCTGATGATCCATTATCAATACAGATATAAACTTTAAAATCAGTATTCATTACGTAGTAGTTTGCATCATACAAACGTGTAGATCCTGTTATAGGTGATCTATTGGTTAAACTGTAGTCATGACGATACATTTCATATTTTGTACCTCTTGACCAAGATATTTTTCTTACGAGTCTTCTAACATTATCAGATGTTACTTTTTTACCAAATGACATGTTGTCGCCTACAAAATTCATGTAGTTGACGTTATCAGTTGGACTTGGTGTATCAGTATTAAAATCAGTTGCTCTACCAAACCCAGATGTGGTTGGATTGGACAGACCAACAAATACGTAGTAAGAATTGTTAGAGTCTGTAACGTTATCTACAAAATTACTAGCATTTAATATTCTAAACTGATCTGTTACAATAGCGGCCATCGAATTGGGTTTTTTTCTATATTTATACGTTAGAGACTATGGTTATTTACTTAATCCACCAGTATCCCTCAAACCTGTCCCTCGTCTCTGTAATATTGGGAAGGTAGAAAGACCTGCATCTATATTTAACCCAGTTACTCCAATGGATATTGGAGAACTCGATCTTGTAAATCCAGAAATTTTTCCGAATGATAATGTTCCGCAAGGATTAGTTGCTGAACCAGTGGTTGCAATACCCACTACACTTGTAGTTGATAGAACATTACAAGTAATTATACCTGCATTTGCAACTCTTGAGAATGCGTCAACTTTATATACATTATTTAAGAATGTTGTACCTATACCAACTGTTGATGAATTGTGACCATCAATAGAAGTTATTCCGAATCCAGTTACAGTATCTGATACTAATATCCTATTATTTGCTGCAAGAGCAGACATACTTGGATGAGTGACAAAGAATTCTAATGCAAGTGGATTACCACCAATACCTGTTGCTGTCTGTATTCCAGTAATGATACCAGAGAATCCAGTTGCAACACCAGCATTAGTAATATTTTCAAGAGATACTGAAGGTAGGGCAGTAATTACTTGTGGTGGAATTGAATGTGTATATCCAAGACCAGGATTAGTAATATTTGCTGTGCCAGATAAAGATCCATTCACAACACTCAAAGTAGCAGCAGCAGTTGTACCTACACCTACACCAATCGCACTTGGAGCAGATATCTTAACATTAACTGTTGCACCACTATAACCTGATCCACCACTACCGATAGTAAGTGCACTGATTGTACCTGCTGCAGATACAGTCGCTGTAATCGCTGCTGCTACTGGATCACCTGAAGTATTAACTAATAGAGCATCAATACTGATAGGACTTCCAACTTCATAATCAAACAATCTTCCATTATCTAAGAATAATTCTGTTCCAGATGTAGAGAGGTCACTAATGATTCTAGCAGTTGGATAAACCAATGGTTCTATAGAATCTCTTGCTTTAGATACATTTACACCTGCAATACTCTTGTCTACTTTTTGTTTAGTCCAACTAATTGGTCTAGGAGCAGTGCTGATACCCAATCCTGTGTATAAATTAGTCTCTACTTTATCTGATGTTGTGATATTGTATATTGTTCTTGGATCTTGTGTAAGTGTTCCAGAAATAGTATCATTTTTATTTAAAGTGAGAATATCACCTTGTTTTACAGATTCTATTATATTTACAGATACGCTATCAGTTCCACGTTTTCCTCTATAGAAGAATATATCAATTTTATCATCTTCTTCTGGTGCTTCACTAAATGTGAATGATGTACCACCTTCAAACTGATAATGTTGACCAGGTTCCTGTATTACACCATTTACAAATATCAATAAAACAGCATTAAGATCTATTTCAGTGCTAGTCGTCTCAAAACTTAGCAATTCTTTATTAAATTCTAATGGGAATCTTGTTCTTGACCCATCTTGTAGATTTCTTATAGAATCAACATTATCTAACTCACCAAACTGCCATGATGCAAATGAATCAGTAAATGTCTCAAGAACTGTCAGTTCAAATTCTTGAACAACAGATCCAAGTCCACGATCAGTTACAAGACCTACTGGTTTAAATACATCACCTTTTCTGAATCCATAACCTTGTCTAGCAATCTTAAATGATGTTACTTCACGAAGAGTTGATCCAATACCAACTGTAGTCGCTGCAGATACGTCAACACTTACAAGTAAATTACTACCTGTCTCAGTTGTCGCACCAACGCCCAATCTTGAGACACCAACAACCTCAAGATTCTCATATGATGGTTGTGGTATGTTGATTTGTGGTTGTACGTATCCAGTTCCACCAGATGCAACTGCAAATGTAAGTGTTCCACCCACGCCCACTGTTGCATTAACAACAGCACCTGTTCCTGCTCCACCACCAGCACCAACATTAATTGTGATTGTATTATCTGTAATTGCAGTGATTGTAGTTTGTATACCAACTATTGGATCTCCATTTGTGGATGTTGGTGTAGGACCTGAACGTGGATACGGATGTAGAGTTTGAAAATGATCCTTTGAGCATCTGAAGACAATACCACCAGTATCAATACCAACAGTATCGTTCACAACCAAGTTATGACTTGGTATTGTAATTACAAACTCACCGCTAAATGAAGTGTATACTGCATTAGTTGCTGTATATGCAGGACCTGCAAAGTTTCCCTTTCTTATAGATCCTATACCAGCACTCTCAAATCTATGCTCATACGCTACATCTGTTACACCAATCGCTACAGTGCCTCTATATCCAGAACCATGTGTATCCATAGTTCCAATACCAACAGCAGTTATAGTACCACTTTGATTCTTGACTGCAGTGACTGCTGCACCAACTAATGGTGCAAACCCTAATCCATTTGTAGATCCAAGTGATACAATTACACCACCTCTTGGTAATTGGTTCTTATTTACATCCTCATTTGATATTATTAAATTATTACTTCCATCAGTAATACCTGTGAATGTAACACTTGTGATTCCTGTCGCACCTTCAGTAAAATCGTAAATATTGCCAGCATTATTAGTTGTTGTAGGTGTCTGGAATATATCATTCAAGAATAAAACACCACTTCCAGTTTCAATACCCGTAGTATTTGCACCACCAACGGTTAAAGTATATGTTGCACCAATACCCGTGAAGTCTCTACTGATATTATCGAATACAGTGTTTGTTGTGTAATCCTGTCTGGTATAGACTCTTCCACCAAATGTAGATCTAGCTTCAGGGATGAGAGTCTGATCATTAATAACATTTGTACTATTACCTAATGGTGGTTCAGTGAAATGTATCTTACTACCTACAAAGTTGTACGATCCTAAGTGAATTCTAGCGGTTGCAGCATCATTATGTGATGCAGCAGTTGATCCTACTACACCTCTATCAACATTAACAAGACTGAATGTACCTGATCCTGTGATAGGTCCAACTGCAGTAGTTCCTAAACCCACTAAGTTAACCTTCATGAACTCGTCATCAACTTTAAGTAGATCACCACTAGCGATTGTTCCGATACCTGATAATGAGAACACTGTCTCAGCAGCACCCACAGATCCAAAGTTATCTTGAAGTGTGTAAGTTAGTTTTGTAAATGCTACTGGACTTTGAGCAACACCATCTAAAGATATGATAGCTTTGGTCAACTTTTTATCCATTTCAAGTGTATGAGCATTTCCTGAACCAAAAGTAGAGAATCCAATAGCAGTTCCTGCAAGAGCATTATTTCTTGATGTTGCTAATTTAAATTCATCAGATCCACTCTTTATTGCATATACAGTTGTTGGAATATTACTACCACCAGTCTGTAGACTCGCTGCTGTAACACCTGAGAATGTTGATCCTGCAGCATATGTTAATTTTTCACCAGTATTAAAGAAGTGATTTGGTATGTTGAATACACCAGTTGATACATTTAATGATGTTGTTGGATCAAATGTTTTTTGGAATATAGGAGTTCCTTCATGCTTGACCTCAAAATCAGTCTTATTAACTCTATTTCCATTTCGAGCATTATAAGCAGATGTTATAATCTCTTCACTTACTGTACCATATGATAAAACATCTGGTAGATTAACAAAATCACTTGTTGTCTGAATTATTTCACTATGTGTTTGAACAGTAACGTTTGATATACCAGCATCAGGGAAGAATTTAACATTTAAATTAGAACCACTGAATTCTGCTCCAAAAGTACCAATTCCAGTTGTATTACCAGTTCCTACAGGTAAAAATGGATATTGAGTAATATATGAGTCGGTTGTGTCATTAATAATTAAGAATTGATGCAAGGCAGAACTAACTCCATATCCGACCTTTGCGGTTGATTTGATTGTAGTTACGTCAGACTTAAGAACACTAAACACAGTTCCAGTGGAAGCAATGCTTACGTAATTTGTTTGTAATCTAGCAGAATTTACAGAAGTATCAGGTTGTCCAGTTGCTTTGAATGTATGAGTTCCTATTCCAGAGGCAGTTGTTCCAAATCCAACTATCTTTGTTCTTACAGTAACATCGTTGGGATCAGTATTTGTATAATCAAGGGTTAATATTCCAGAACTTATACTTGAAGTAAACGTACCAATAAATCTATCAGATAATGAATCGTTTGAATCATTATCAAAATAAAACTCTGATGTAAAGGTATCAGTATCATTATGATCTACAAATATCTCTGCATAAGTTCTTTCGT